AGTAGTGTACTCCTAAAAGCAAACTGACAAAAAAACTTTAATAATGGATTTAGCGTCGCAATTTCGCAACAGAATCCTCGCCTGCAACGATGCTGAAGTAGCTAAGGATATCTGGAGAGATCTTTTAAATGAAAGGCATAACTACTTTAGTAGAGAATTTTGCAGGGCCATTGATCTGGAATATAGGAATGACATTCCTTCTGAGGATATATGCATGGAAGTGCTTGATTATGATCAAGCAAAAAAAGTTAGGTACTGTACACCTGACAATTACCTAATTGACAATGGTAAAGTCTACATTATAGACTTTAAAGTCTCTGTTGATGACAAAAGTGCAAAGCTAACTAAAGAAAAATATGATTCTATATTTGGTGAAGTGTTTGAGCCAAATGGGATTGATTTTGAAGTAGTTATAATCAGGCATAATCCTAATGACTCAAGAACAATGATTGATTCACCTAATTTTGAGAGAGTAATTGGAGCATTTCAATTAGATATGGATTTATCTTGGTTTTTTGAAATGAAGGATTTTCTATTTGGTAAATTCAGAGATGATGAGAAGTTCTTGAGTATTATCAATCAAGGAGAATTTACAATGACTTTACCATGGATTGAAGAAAATACACCTGAGCTATTTAATCATCCGATTTACATTGAGTTTATTAATTCTATGCCAGAGGAAAAAAGGCAACTGTTCATAGATGCAGTTAATTTCAAATCATTTGGAGCTGAAAAATGGAATATATTCTTAAAAAATACAATGGAGATGCATGGAAAAAAATATAAAGAGTATGTTAAATTCCACTCTCATAAGATTTTTTGTCTAGATGGAAATTTTCCTAAACCAGCAAAAGAGGAGATTGACGAAGGATGGAAATTAATGGTCAAAAGAGTTGGTCTAGAAAGAAATATTACACAGGATGTGAATAAGGAAAAACCTAGCATGCATTTTATATGGTCAAAAAACCACCAAGGTTCCAATAATAATATAGCAAAATTAATCAAATTGAGCACTGCATTACGTTTTATGAGTGGGACAAGTACATACTTAAATGCATTTAGATCTTTAGGAACTCTGATGGATATTTCAACAGATGTTGAAAAATATGAATTATTTTGCGCTAAACTAAAATCCATTGCTCGTTCAACGCATAAAAAGATTGATAAAAAAATAGAACCATTATCTGTAGGAACATCAACTGTGTTATGGGAGCAGCAATTTAAAATTGATACTGTATATATGACTAGGGAAGATAGGATTCATTTAATGAAAGACTTCTTTGGGATAGGAGCTCATAAGTCCTTTAGCAAAAAACAAAATGCAGACTTGGATTTGGAAAAACCAGTAATTTTAGATTTTGAAAATAGTGAGATATTGAGGAAATGCAACACAAATTACAACAATGTGAAAAGTATTTTATCTACAGACAACGATTTAGACAAGATAGGAAATTATCTAGAGCATTTCTCCCAAAGAATTGAAAGTGCTAGCCCACAAATGTGGGACATGATATTCAAGATCACAAAAACTAAATATTGGCAGTGTATAAATGATTATTCTGTGCTGATGAAAAACATGTTGTCAGTGAGTCAATACAACCGGCACAACACATTCAGAGTAGTAACCTGTGCTAATAATAGCATGTTTGGTATAGTAATGCCAAGTTCAGATATAAAGACGAAGAAGGCTACTCTAGTTTACTGTATCATATGCTTGCATGAAGATGAAAATGATATAGTACACTTTGGATCATTACACAATACATTTAAAACAAAAAATGGTTACATTTCAATTTCCAAAGCATTTAGACTTGATAAAGAAAGATGTCAAAGAATAGTATCAAGTCCTGGCCTATTTATAATGACTAGCTGTTTGCTTTATAATGGAAACGACAACTTAGATATAATGTCCATGCTAAATTTCAGCTTTTTTACTTCAGTTTCTATCACAAAATCTATGTTATCTTTAACTGAGCCATCAAGATATATGATAATGAATTCATTAGCTGTATCAAGCCACGTCAAGGAGTACATTGCTGAAAAATTTAGCCCGTATACTAAAACAGGATTTTCAGTAATTATGACAAATCTTATAAAAATAGGATGTTATAATGCTTTTGAACAAAGAAGCAGGATACAATTACGAGATGTCAAGTTAACTGATTATGATATAACACAAAAAGGTGTCAATTCTGAAAGGGATCTAAAATCAATATGGTTTGATGGCAGAGTCAATCTTAAAGAGTATTTAAATCAAATATATATGCCATTCTACTTCAATTCAAAAGGGTTACATGAAAAGCATCATGTCTTGATAGATCTTGCTAAAACTATATTAGAAATAGAGAAAGAACAAAGAATTGAAATACCTCATCCATGGTCTGAAGAGCCTAAAAAACAAACAGTTAATTTAGATATACTGATATATTCTATAGCAAGAAATCTAAATTTAGATACATCTAGACACAATTTTGTTAGAAGCAGGATTGAGAATACAAATAATTTCAATAGATCTATATCTACAATATCCACATTTACTAGTTCAAAGTCCTGTATAAAAATAGGCGATTTCCATGATATTAAATCGAAATCAGCAAAAAAGAACAAAAATTATATTGAAAAAGAATCAAAAAAGATTTCTATTGCAAACCCAGCATTATTAGAAGAAGTTACTAATGAATCTGAAATAATACATTCCACATATCTAGATCTTAAACAGGCAATACCTAATTATACTGATTATATGGCAACAAAAGTATTTGATCGATTGTATGAAAAATTTGCTGACAAAGAAATTGACGATGCCCCAGTTATAAAAACTATATTAAAAACTATGAGAAGCCACACAAAATTTTATTTTGGATTTTTCAATAAGGGTCAAAAAACAGCTAAAGACAGAGAAATATTTTTAGGTGAATATGAAGCGAAGATGTGTCTCTATTTAGTAGAGAGGATTGCAAAGGAGAGATGTAAATTAAATCCAGAAGAGATGATAAGTGAACCTGGTGATTCTAAGCTTAGAATATTAGAAAAACAGGCAGAAGAAGAAATTAGGTATTTAAGTAGAAGCATTAAAAATATAAATGATGAAATAAAAAATAGACTTTCTAACAAAGATGAAAATCTTCTTCAAGACTTAGAAGATCTTAAAACTCATGGCCTTAAAATTGAAATTAATGCAGATATGTCAAAATGGAGTGCGCAAGATGTGCTTTTTAAATATTTTTGGTTAATAGCCCTGGATCCAATTCTATATCCAGATGAAAGGAAAAGAATTTTATATTTCCTCTGCAATTATATGCAAAAGAGATTGATTCTACCAGATGAATTGATGCAAACTATACTAGATCAAAGAATTACTAGAAATAATGATATTATATCTGAGATGACAGATGGATACAGAACAAATACTGTTGAGATCAAACGAAATTGGTTACAGGGAAATTTGAATTATACCAGTAGCTATTTACATAGTTGCTCTATGTCTGTATATAAAGACATTGTGAGAGAAGCTGCACTACTATTAGAAGGAGATTCTTTAATCAATTCAATGGTACACTCAGATGACAATCATACTTCTATATGTTTTATCCAAAACAAACTTGATGATGATATTATAATCAATTTTGCAATCACAGTATTTGAAATAGTTTGTTTATCATTTGGAAATCAAGCAAACATGAAGAAAACATATTTGACAAATTTTATCAAGGAATTTGTTTCATTATTCAATATACATGGGGAACCTTTTTCTATTTATGGAAGATTCTTGCTAACAGCAGTGGGTGATTGTGCATACTTAGGACCATATGAAGATCTAGCCAGCAGATTATCTGCTACACAGACAGCCATTAAACATGGGTGTCCTCCATCACTTGCTTGGCTTTCAATAGCTATGAACCATTGGATAACACATAACACATACAATATGTTACCTGGTCAATCGAATGACCCTATGCCATATTTCCCAGCCCAATACAGACACGAAATACCTATTGAAATGTGTGGAATATTGAATACAGATTTATCTACAATAGCTTTAATGGGCTTAGAGTCAGGAAATCTCACCTTTCTTACAGATCTTCTCAGACGAATGTCTCCTGTGCTATTGCAGAGAGAATCTGTTCAATCCCAAATTGAAGCTATAAAGACATGGGATTTAAAACTACTAACTAAAATGGACATACTCAAAATAAAGGCATTAAGGTATATTTCACTAGATAATACAATCACAACAGATGATGGTATGGGTGAAACAAGTGACATGCGTTCTAGATCATTATTAACACCCAGAAAATTCACTACTAGTGGATCATTGAATAGATTAAGATCATATAACGATTTCCAGCAAGTAGCATCTTCAAATGAAAAAATTGAGGACCTGTTTGAATACTTTGTAAGTAAGCCACAATTATTGGTTACAAAAGGTGAAAATATGGAAGAATATATGAATTCTATATTGCTTAGGTATAATTCAAAAAAATTCAAAGAATCTTTGTCGATTCAAAATCCATCTCAATTATTTATTGAGCAAATATTGTTCTCAAACAAGCCAGTTATTGATTATACTAGCATACATGATAAAATGTTCAGTATACAAGACATTCCAGGCATTGAAGAAACTGACACCATAATTGGGAAGAAGACTTTCCCTGAAAGTTATGTGCAAATTGTTGAGGATCTGAACACTTTTGATTTGACTACTGATGATATTATTACCGTATATTCATTTTGCCTATTGAATGACCCGCTTACAACAACATGTGCGAATAATATTATTCTGTCTATAAAAGGTCATAGCCAAGATAGAACTGGACAATCTGCATGTAAAATGCCTGAGATGAGGAGTCTGAAATTGATACATCATTCTCCTGCTTTAGTTTTAAGGGCTTATGTTAAAAATGAGCGTGACGATGATTGTGAGGATGAAGAAATGGATAGAGACATAACGCATTTAAAAGAATTCATTAAAAATACTAAAATAGAAGAAAAAATGAAAGAAAGGATTGCCAATAACGAGAAAAAGATGATGAAAAGAGACATGAGATTTGAAATTAAAGAGCTAACTAAGTTTTACCAAATTTGTTATGATTATATTAAATCGACAGAACATAAAGTCAAAGTTTTCATATTACCTTACAAAGTATACACATCTATAGATTTTTGCTCTGCAATAACAGGGAACACTATATCTGACAACCAATGGTTTATAATACATTATTTAAAAAATATAATATCCACATCGCACAAAGCTCAAATTGCCTCATCGCCAGATCTAGAAATTCAAATAGCAGATGAGTGCTTTAGATTAATTGCACATTTTGCAGACACATTTTTGTCACAAGAATCTAGAATACCATTTTTGAAAAAGGTTGTCAAAGAATTTAGTTTCAAAAATATACCTGTTGTACAATTACTCTCAAAGTTATTGAATACTAAAATAAGAACTAAATTTTTGCCAATATTGTTTTATGTCAATCAGTTAACACAAGAAGATTTAAATAAGTATGATGCTGATAAATCTGATGAAAGAATATCATGGAATAATTGGCAAGTTTCTAGAGAACTAAACACTGGTCCGATTGATCTAATAATCACAGGTTACTCTAGACAGATAAGAATAACAGGAAATGACGATACTTTAATAGCTGCTGAACTGCAAGTTACTAGAATCTCTGGAGATTTAATACATAGACATGGTCAGGCTATGTTAAATAAACCACATGGTTTAAAATTTGAAAAAATGAGAAAAGTTGATGAATTATCAGATAATCTCCATTACATAGTTTATCAACAACGATCAAAAAAAAGATTCTTTTACTCTATTCTTCCTAAACAAATTATACTAGACCATAATAAAAGAGTTTCTTTGTCTAAAAGTCTATCTGAATCAAAATGGGTACCTGTTTGCCCTGTAGCTATTAGTAAGCTATATCAAACTGGTAAACCAGACTTATCAAAAGTGAAAAGACTAAATATGCAAGAATATCACTTATCAAAATTGCAAGTGAACCCTGAAGAATTTGCAATAATAAGGAGAGCACAATTTCAGAAAATGACTTTCTTCAATGGCCCTGAACTAAAAACAGGAGGAATAGATTTATCAAAGATGATGAAAACAACATCTATATTAAATGTCAACTATGATAATATTCTAAAAACATCCTTATTGGATTTATGTAGAATATTTAAATGTGATGGATTGCCAGAAGATCAAGATGCTTTTGAATTTTTATCAGATGAAGTTATGGAGATCAGTGTTGAAGAAGAACTAGAATGTACTCCTATTTTTAACATATCATATAGTAAAAAAGGATCTCAAAATATGACATACAAGAATGCATTCCATAAAGCTTTAATTAGAGAATGTGACAAGTTTGAGGAAGCTTTTGATTTTGTAGACAATGGATTCTGCTCAAATGAGAATTTATCTATACTTGAAGAAATACATTGGTTAGTTGTCGAGCTCAAAACTAATCAATGGTCTACTGAATTAGACAAATGTATACACATGTGCATGTATAGAAATAATCTGGATGTTGAATATCATAAATTTGATTTACCAGAAGTCTTTTGTATTGATCCTATTAACAGGGAGGTTAATTGGGCGAAAGTAACATTATTCATAAATGCATTATCAGAATTCCCTATTAGAATGGAACCATGGAAATCAATCTTAGAAAATTTCTGCACTAAATGTCGGCTACTAATACTAGAAAAAACTAAAATAAAAAATCCCAGTGAAACTATGTTAACATTTGTGAACCCTAAAATGAAGGGAGGAAAATCCAAATTCGAATTTTGATCTGATTAAAATCTTATTTAAACGTAGTTCCTTATAGTAATTAATTATAAAATATCAAAATGCTCTTAGGAGCACACTACT